AGCAGTTGTCAGATCCGATTACGATCCTACTTCTCTTTTTGCTTTTATTCTGAACAAAATTCACTTTCCGCGTAAACGTATTACAAATTACTTATTCTATCGATTAAAAAAACATAAAAAACCTAGAATGATAAGAAACGTAGATATTGATTGTCCAGTTCATAATGGCCAGAAATGTGGGATCTCATTTCATAGTGCTCCAGAAATCGTTGACGAATTTAATCGTCAAATATATGTTCCTCCCGCTTGTCGACGAGCGAAATCTGTAGATGAATTATATTCTTATGTATATAGTTATTTAGCAGTAAACTACAGATTACGAGATTATGATTTAAAACCTAAGATATTGACTATAACTGAAAATCGTATGAAATTATACTCTCAATGGTATCGAGAGTATTATACTCCTCCATCTTCCATTCCTCTAGCTAAGATGACACATCATACCAATCCTATGACAACCTCTAATGTTCAATTGGCACATTTTGTGCCTGAATTAGCTGATTTAGCAGATCGTGCTATACAAGGTTATCAAGGGTTGGGTTTAACTTCACCTAATAATATGATGCATGCAGCATTAACTACTACTCGTACTATGCGATCATTACAATCTATTTGTTATGATCGAGTTTCGATTAAAAAAATATTAACAGAAAAAATAGATACGGGTCGAGGAATGTTTAATCAATTTTATTATTCTACTAATAAAACTGAATTTCCACATTTACGTTTGGAATCTTTGCTACGTGAATTTTCATTTGATTCCGCTAGTCGTATTAATGCGTCTAACGTTCGACCACTCATAGCTCCAGCCATGAAAGACTTAGAGTTCTTGTTAGGTACGCAAGACTATGTAGGAAAATTTAAATTTAATTATACACCTAGTAAATTATTTGAAGGTATAAAATTAGCTACATCAGGAGGATGTTTAGATACAGAATCAGTTTCCGTCAAAATCGGAGAGGTTACATATAAGATTTCTAATAATGGAAAAAAAATATATTTAATGCATGCTGCTATCAAAGAGGTACATAAAGTAGTAGTCACGCTCTGTCATGATAAAGTTTATGTATTTCAACCCTATAACATTACTAAATTAAAAGGAGAACATCGATATATGTTCGAAAAAGCTTTAGAAAAAATTCCAGAAGCTCTTAATCGAGTTCGGGAGTTTTTTATTCCTTCACTTTCATTAACGCTTATTTCTGAGTTAATTCATAAATATAGAATGTTAATAGAACGAGGTGATGTTATAACTATAGGTTGTACCCCTTGGTATGGAGGATGGTATCAATTAGCAAAATCTTTGAACTATGATAATCCAGATCTTTTTTGGGCTGATGGAGATATTACAGGCCTAGATAAACATTTTACAGATCGAGAATTAACTGCATATTTGATATCAGGAATGCGATATTACGACTGGCAAGGTATGAATCCATCACAACGAACATTATTGAAACGTTTATATTTGTTGATGACATATCATGTCGTAAATAAGATTACTGTTCAGCCAGGTACGTTTTGGCGTTTGATCAGAGGAGTAATGTACTCCGGGGGTAAGGAAACTTCACATGGGGATTCTTGGATTATGGCTCTTATTTTTTTTATGTTTATAGAGTATATAGCTTTTATGCATCCGACAGATGCACCATATATCCGACAGTGTTTAATGTTAAGATTCATCGCTATTATAGTATATGGTGATGACCATGTGTGGTGTGCCCCTAAGGCAGTGCGACATATTATCAATGTAGCAGCATTTGCCCGGTTTTTGAAAGAATTTTTTGGAATGGACTTACGCGATTATAAGGAGTATGATCAATTTCTTTCCCAAGTGGATCATTGTCGAGGTACATTTTTATATAAAGGCCCTAAATTTTT